GGAAAAAAGAAAAAATAAATCAGGACCAAGTTATGATGAGTATGGTAAACCTCGTGGTGAGTTTAAAGAAAGATTAAAGAAAGCTAAATCATACCCTGCATTCTCAAAAGAAAGATATGAACTTGAAGAATGGTTTAACAAAAAGTATGGCAGAGGTTGGAGATTAAAGTGAAGAACAACCAAAAGATTTTAGAATTAATACAGCAACGCTTAGAAAGTGGTGCTAAAAAGTATGGGGAGCAAGTTCCTATTGATGGAAGTAGGGACAATCTTAAAGAAAGTATAGAGGAATTGTTAGACCTATGTGTCTACTTGTCCGCTGTTGCCCTAGAATTACACGAAAAATACCAAAATGCAGAATAACGCACGAGGTTGTGCCTCTAGGGCAATAAGTGTTATTTGTCGATAGTTATATCCAAAAGAAAAAGATAATGGATTCTATGGGCATTCTCGTAAAGAAAATTTCCAAGAAGTGTCGAAAAAATTACTGATTCTCTTTTTTCTGCTGTTGTCTGTATAAATAACTAACAATCGTTAGTGCATCAGGTTCAAGGATAGGTTGGTCAGGGTGTGCCCTGTTCCAAGAAGCTAGTTTTTGTTTGGCTGCTAACTTATCTTTATTAATAATGTCTTCAATGATTTCTCTTGCTACTCTGTTTCTTTGATAAGTAATCTTATCTTCATATTGTTTCTGTGATTGCACACCTCTTGTAATTAATCTGTTTAGATTAGAACCTAATAGTTTTGTAAATCTAGGTTGATTTCTTCTCAATGCACCACCAACACCATAATCTCCTTGTTCATCTATCACATCCCAAAAACCATTCCAAACAGAAAACACATCATCTAGTATAGCAGGTGTCATTACAAACTCTAAATTACTTCTTGCATTTTCTGCTGCCATAAAATCTGTGACCACACCCATAGCACCTACTGCTCCAAGCTCTTCAATAGTAGGTGTTAATAGTTCTTTCCAATAGTCAGTTCTTTTGTAGTTTTCTTTACCACCAAAAAATCCAGGTCTAAGATTTTCAAATTGTGTTCCAATGTTTTCTGCTATACCAAACCCTAATGGACCGCTTGTTAAGTCTTTATCGTACTGTCCTGTTGGTGCTAGTTTAGATTTATTCCAATCATAATTATCTTTACCTGTCAATAAGTTTTCTATTAACTCTCTGGATTGAATCATAGCTTTACCACCAATACCTGCACCAATAGCTAGTCTTATTACTGGCATAACATTACCCTCTTCTACATCTTTCACTAACACATCTTTAATTAACTTAGCTTGTTTGAATCCAAATGTTTTTAAAACTATAAATGGTCTAACCATAGGTTCTGTCATAAACAATGGTTCTTTTAAATAATTTCTTTGTAGCTGCGAATCTTTTGCAAACTGTAATGCACCAGAACGAAGCTCTTGTGCTGTCAAATCTTTTCTACCTCTCCAGGTTACACCAAAATCTCTAAACAGTTTTCTTTTAGCCCAAGCAGTTCTTGATTGTCCTGCTAATGTATCATTAATAATTTTTTCTTTTACACTCTTTGGCAGTGGGACAGCTTTTAACATTACTGATTCACCGTTAGCAACCTTATTTAAATATCTCATCATATCAATACCAACAGATGCAGATGTGCCAAGATTCACTCTGTTGATTCCCTCAAATCCACTAGCTTTCAATATAAACTCTACTGCTTTATCTCCTGGTCCCTCTGTAAATCTTGTACGACCAGCTAATACATCCATCACATTTAAAAATTTTGTATCTTTATGTATACCAAATTCTTTTATCATTTCTTTTCTATCTTTAGAAACAAAGTATTTCATATAGGCAGGAATACCAATCCTGTAATTAGACAATAACAGCGATGATATTAAAGGCTGTGTAACATTAACAAGTGTAGCCAAACCACCACCAATCTTTGTAGCCACCTGAAAATTTATTGCAGCTTGAAAGAAATCTTTGTGTTTATAATTACTTAAAGGGTCTATTTCTATGGCTCCACTAACTCTTGCTAATACATCTCTTAAAATATTTGCAGAGTAATCATCGCCCTTATTAATTCTTAAATCGTCAATCTTAGCTAAAGCATCATCAAAGTTTCTACCAAAAAATCTTGTAGTTGCTATTTGCTGTGCTGCGTGTTCTGTATATGAAATAAGATTTGATACGGCATTAGTATCAAATATGTCCATACTATATCTGTCTCCAACCCAAGTAATATTAGCACCTCTGCTTCTTGATATGTTATTAAATTGTGGACTTGCTACTTGCACAATATGTCTATTCATATCATCTAACACAAGAGCATCATCTTTGTATGCTTTTCTCATAGTTTGCAAATACTCAACCAATCCAGGATTGTCTTTGTTTTGTGCTACAACTTTGTCTAAATGGTTAGATAACCATTGGGCATCTTCTTTACTCATTTTAGATATACCAACTATACCTGTATCATATCTCATTAGTTCTGGTCTTTCTTTATTTATACCAGCACGTACATCTTTAATAGTATCTATTATATCTGAACGTAAAAATCTAGCAGCATATGCCTGTTCAAAACCTAGTATATCTATTCCTTCTTCCTTCATCATCTGATATAGCTCATTGTATATCATACGAATTTCAGTAGCACCTTCACTCATAGTGTTTGTCAAACCTTTATTAAGTTCTAACTCACCAGTAAGTTTTGCCATCAAATCTTCGTCTTCTATTTTTTGTATTAAACCTTTGCTTCTTAATCTGTCGTGAATCCTGCTTAGAATATCTGATTTTAAATTTGTAAAGTTGTTTATATCATACAACATATACTTAGCTTCAGGCGATATACCAGGTTTACTTAACTTTGCTTCTACACTTCTCATTGAACTTAGTAATGGTATTGTTCTTTTTGCACCAGCAAATGTAAACCCATCTATAGTTAGCTTATCAAATATTTTTTGCAACCCACCAAAAGGACCACCCATATAATTTCTTTTTGTTGCCTGGTCAATAGCAGCATATCTTTGACTTATATCTTGTAAGTTCATACGTGTATCTAATTTTTTATTGATATGAAATAATTCTCTGTTTGTTAATTCACCAAACCCTCTGTCTCTTGGACCTAAATTTTTAGGGACATTGCCACCTCTTAATGAAAACAAGAGCTTTCTTATCTCATCATCATCTACAATATTAAGATGGTCTAACTTATCTCCTATTGATTTTACAAGATTAAATCTTGGTGTCTTGTTGCTATTCTTAATATTAAATCTTTCATAAAATTTTATTTCAGATAGTTTTTCTGTGACATTACCTTGTTCTCTTCTATATACAATGTCTCCAAAGTCATCTACTTTTTCTATAAATATTCTGGAACCATCTGTATCATAAAATTCTCTTTTAAAAAAGTCATCTTTGTTTCTTGAGTTAAAAATATTTACTGCTACTTTTTTTATTTCATCAGGTCTGTCTTCAAACTTTACAGAATTTTTATTACCAAAAGCTTTGTTTGTGTCATCAATAAGTGCTTGTTGGTTTTTAGTGTACTTTCTCATACCTGCACCTGTTAATCTTGCAGCACCTAATATACCACCAACCACCGCAAAATCTTCAGGGCTAGGCAACACCTCTCCATTTTCCCAAGCATATGGTAAAGTAAATCCAAAGCCTTCACCAAGTCCTCTTGCTCCTGCTGCTGGAACTTTACCTCTAAACACACTTGCTGCTGCTACACCAGTAGCTCTACCAACAGGAAAAGCAGCTGCTCCTACCAACGCTTTATTAAATACTTTGGTAAACTCTACATCATCTCCTGTTAATTTTTGATTATAGTATTCGTGCATACCACTAATCAAAGCAAAACCAGAAGAGTCTTTTACAATAAACTCTCCATCTTCTAAAAACGCTTTCTTTAATTTTTTGTTAGCTCTTGCTAAGTAGGTAGGATTTGCACCATTATCTGCTAATGTTTTGGTAGCATTATTGATATTGTTTTGCATTTGTTTTCTTAGAGCTTGTCTTTTGATTGTTTCTTTGGCACCAGTCTTGGCTACCTGTTTAAATGCAGCACCACCTATACCTCCACCTGCAATGTATGCTGGTAAATCAAAACCAAAAGATGCAACAGATGCTAATACATCAAACAATACACCGCCTTCAAAACCAGATAGGTCATACTTTTCTCCACCGTTAAGTTGATTTACAAGTCCAAGGATGCTTCTATTATATCCTTCTTGAAACAAAGCACTTGTATAAGAAGGGGTTTCTAATCGAATTGGCATCTGCACGTAGCTTGTTGCAGATGGTGCAGGTAGCACTCTTTGTGGATTTTGATTATGTCCTGGTTGATGTGGCATTAGCCCTCCGATAACATACGAAGTAAATCTTCTGAAGTAAATTGTTGCGGAGAATCTAATTCGTTTATTAATCTTTTAAGCTTGTCTTCTGTGCCAAACATATCTAAAACTTTAGGATTTAGACCTTCTCCTCTTTGTGATTTTTCAATTCTCTTTCTAGTTCTTTCAACTTTTCTTTCTATCTTACGTCTTTCAGCATCATTTATTGCATCAGGTCCACCAAAAATAATATCATATGATGGTGCGGCTCCAAAGTCTGCAGTATTTAATAGTCTTACAACTTCATTATCACTGATGTTTACCCCGAGGTCAAATAATTCTTTTGATAAATTTTTAACTTCATCCCTAAATATACCTATATTCTCACTAGTAAAGTAAGCTCCTGATTCAACATCTGCAGTTAAAAAAGACTGTATGTTTTCTAGTGAAGAAACAATAGGTTCCATTATTTGTGATGGGTCATCTCCTAATACATCTGCATCTATTGCAGATATATCTAAATTTTCCAAAGTTTTTACATACTGCTCATCTAAACCTAAATCATCTATATCTGTTAAGGTTGTTTCAGATATAACGTTATTTATTTCTTCTATATTATCTGCTGTGTTTACATCTACTACATTATCTACAGCTTCATTACGTTCTTCTCCCTCACCTACCTCTGGTTGTGGACCAAACTGTGATAGTGCATATTGAAACTGATTGTTAAAATTATTTTCATAAGCTTCTATGTTTTGAAGTCTTAATACTTGTTTTGCTTTTTCATCGTTATTTAATTTTACAAGGTCATTGTAGGAAATAGGTATTGGATTGTTTTGACTACCGATATTTATTTGAGGGTTTGTAAATGGTTCTTTTGTATTAGCTATAAATTGCTCATACTTCTGTATGGCTTGTACTCCATCAAAGTAATCTGCTTTATTCAAATCATATTCAGCTCTTTGTTCAGCAGGTATAATGTTTCCAAACTCTTTCATTCTACTTTCTGCAACTTTAAGTGCTTTGTCAGAATAATAACTGTCATCTCTAATGTTGCTATAGATTTGCACTAACTCTCTTGCGTCTGCTGCTTTGGTCATATCTTGTAATAACTGTTCTTCAGATTGTATAGTGCCAAAGTCATACTTGTTATCCATACCTGCAACAAGTTCATCTAAGCCCATTTGGTCTGCTAAACTTCTTTTGTCAGACAAGTTCTCAAAGTTTCTTTCAAACTGCATAAACAATCTATAGTCAGATTCTTTTTGTTTTTGAACTCTTCGTTCTTGTTGTAACTCTTGAGCTGCTTCTAACTGTCTTTGTTGTATACGTTCAGCAGGTGTACCAAAAATATCTTCTATAATATTTGTTTTCTTTGGTGCTCTAGCTTCAATGTTTAGTTGTCTTGATAATCCATTTGCCATAATTATTCCTTAATCGTAGTCTCCTTGGTCTTCATCATCTCCAAATGTAGATTGATACCAGTTATCAAATACACTAGAAGTTGGATACTCTCCATATTGTTCAAAGTAACCACGTATATAACTGTTTACTTGTGCCATTTCATTTTGACTTAATCCTAGTGAGTTAATAGTAGATTGTAAGTATGCAGGATAGTCTTCTACATTAGCACCAGTTTCTCCTGTTGCAAACACTCCTAAGTCAGGTTGTGCTTCTAACACACTCTCTAATAATCCTGCTAAGTCATCTTGTAGTTTACCGATAGAACCACTCATTATAGAATCAACTTCTGATAAGTATGTGGATTCATCTGCTAACAGCTGTCTTGATAATGCACTTTCTAATACATCAGTAGCTTCTTGTTGTTGTCCTGCTCTTCTACCGCTAACAAGACCTGATGTACTACCTGCATCTGCCATACCTAGTAAACTACCCGCTTCTCTTGATGCACCTTCTAAGGTTTGTCCAAACAAACTACTTCTATATTCTTGTGCATTTGCAAGTTCACTACCAAGATTTGCTAATGCGTCTGAAAATCTACGAGCACCTGCATTTTCTAGTGCCATATATAATTCACTACCAGGCTGTATTTCATTGTAATCAAACCCAGCCAATGCTCCAATCTCTTGAACATCTAATGTACCATCTGCTAAAAACTTTTCATATTGTGCTGCTTGTGATGGTGGTAATGCCTGTAGTGCAGTTCTAATTAAATCTTTCTCACTAGTTCTAAATCGTTGCATACCAGTTTGTGGAACGTTTGTTCCTTCAGGTGTTTCACCTGATGGGTCTGCTGTTCCTTCATCTCCACTTTCTGCATCTGGGTCAAGTGACATAGAGTATGGGTCTTGTAATCCCATATTGTTCATCTGTGTATTAAAATAATTTTGTTGAACAGGTGCTTGTGTTCTGATAGGTGCAAGAGGTTGATTACCTATTTGTTGAAAGTCTGTATTGATTGGTGTGTCCATACCAAACATACTTTGACCAGACATACCATATTGATTCTGTGGTTTTCTTCTTCTTAGATTTTCTAAAGGTGCTACACCTAGTAAGCTTTGTAATTTACTTGCCATTATCCACCCTTTTTATTGATGTTTGTTGCACTAATAATATTTGTGTCAGTTTCAATATCTGCTTGATTACCACCCATTAAGAAAGGAAACATACTCAACATATTATCTTTACCTAGACCAGATAAAGCCATACTCAATAGTAAGGCATTATTGTTTCTATACTTTTCTGGATTCTTGTATTTGTCTACTTGTTTTAGATATTCACCTGGGTCACTAAAGTATTCTTTGTATTCTTTTACAAGTTCTCCTGTACCCTCTTTTACTAAAGAAAGTAAATCTTTTATATTACCACCTGTACCAAACTGACTTTTAAAATCTATGTCATCAAAAGACTGTTTAAGTTTGTCTCCAACTTTTTCAAAGCTTTCACTTTGAGAAATAACTTTAAGTGCCTCTGTAATACCAGCATCTTTTACTGCATTTTTAAATTGTAATCCTTCTGTAAGTTGTCTGGTTAAATCTCTAACTTCCATATCTGCGTTGTTTGCAGCAGCTTTTAAAAACTTTACATTAGAGGTGTCTATACCACCAATAGCATCACTTCTTCTTTTGTCTAATACAGCACCCTTTACTAATGTAAATACTGCATCATCAATACCAGTTGGTGTAACTGCTGTTATAAATCCACCAATATCATCTAACAACCCTAAGTCACCAGCCTTTGATGCTTTGCTTAGTCTTTTGTTTACCTGTCTTTCAATTTCAATAGTATCTTCAGCTTGTACTCTCATTAAATCTAGCAGTTGATTGTACTTTCTATTGCTGTATTTAGTTTGATTTTGAAATTTTCCTCTTACACTATATGCCATATTTATCCTTACGTAAAGATGTGTGTCTAAAATTTACCAATTTTTCCTCTGTCAAGTCAAGTTGAACAACCATAAATAACCTATTACTTTGGTATAACGTTACCACTACTTACTACCGCCTCTCCTGACTGTGCTTCAGAACTTGTTGTATCTGGTAAGGTAGCAAATAAATTTTTATTGTCGTCTGCTACTCTTACACCTTCTTTAATTATTTTTACTGCGTTTTTCTGCGGAGTTCTAACGTCAGAATGTTTTGCAAAAGTTTTGAGTTCTTTTATTTCAGGGCTACTGAACTCCAACTCAAACAATTTACCAAATTCTTTTCTGATAAGTTTTAACTTACCTCTATGAAATGTTATAACCTCTTCACCGTTTCTAAGTTGTTCTTTTGAAACAGGTCCTTTCTTTAATGGTCTGTTCATTATCTAACTCCCTTTCTTCTATACACTACAGTAATATCCTCTAGTTCAAAATCTGCCTCTGCTGTACCAGTAATCTTAAACTGCATAGATTTACAGTTCTCTACTGTTGTAGGCACAAAAGATGTTTGTGTCATTGTACCGCTTGTGCTTAATGCAGTGCTTGAAAACTTGTTTGTCCCTGGAAACGCACCACCATCATAGGCTACTGCCAATGTTAGATTGTCCCCTGCCTTATGTGTTACATACACTTTTTGTAATCTTTTATCAGATGATGGCACACCAAAGTCATATTCTTTTGTTTTGATTTCTATGGTATGTGAGGCTGAGCTTGTGTTAAATCTTCTCATCTCTCCTGTTTCATCCATTAGACATAACTCCTGATTGAATCTAATAAAGTTAGAAACATTGTCACCAACTAATACACTTGATGTATTTATGTTTACAATAGATTGTGTTACTACATCATAAATATATCCTGCACTTGTATTAGAACTTGTATCACCTAATATTAATATTTGATTTCTTTTTGGTACAAATCCAACCTGCACTTTCTCAGCGTTTACATTGGTTGCCCAAGTGTTATCATCAATCGCATTAGAAAGCTTTACTATGGTATCAAAGAATGCGAATAAACCGTGTTCATTTGCCCATACTAAACCTAAGTCTGTCTTTACTACTGCTCCTGGGCTTGATACTCCTCTGTTCTCAAACTCTCCAATCACACTCCAGTTAGCATCAGAACCAGAAGTAATATCAATAATAAATAGTTTGTTCTTTTTGTACACAAACAATCTATCTTGGAACTCCATCAGCTTTACAATCTCATCACCATCGTTTGTTCCTATATCTAAAAAGTATGACTGTGGAAATGTATCATACTTTCTTACAGGTGTATATTGTATTCTGTCTCCTAGTCTTCTTGCCCTACCATCTGTGTCTTTATAAAATACATTACCCACAAAAGCACGTTGGTTTGCAACTACTGCTGTATCATATCTGTATGATGTTAGTTCGTGAAAAGAGATTGCGTGTTCTTCTAAATCAAATCCATTAATAGCAGAATATGTTAGTGAGCTAGGGTTTTGTAATACATAAGCATAGTATTGATT